TATCTCCGTTTGATCCAACTGTAATAGATAAATCTGTTCCATCTGATTCTATTTTTTCTGCTGTTGCAAAAGTAAGTCCTACTCCTGATGGTATATTTACATCTGCTGTAGCTGTTAAATTAATATTATTTCCTGAAATTGTTAAATCTGTTCCATCACCTTCAATTTTTTCACCGTCGTCACCAAAAGTTAAACCTATATCTGCAGGAATATTTATGTCACCATTTGAACCAACCGCAAAAGTTATATCTGTACCATCACCTGAAATACTTTCTTCAGCGGCTCCCAACATAATCTTTTTACCTGAAGCAACTTTAAATGCTGAAACGTCACCATCAAATCTTGCAACTTCTGTAGAAGAACCACCATCATTAACTTTAAATATTATATCTTTATCTGACGTTGCAGATTCAACTATAAAATCAGTAGAGCTATTTGTAAATGTAGCAATAGTTGTTCCACCATCTTTAAAGAATATATCTCCACCGTCAGCATCTAATGTAATATCTGTTGTTGCATCAAGTGTAATTGTTGATCCTGAATCTATCTCTGCAATTACTGGTGTAGTTAAAGTTTTATTTGTTAAAGTATCAGTGGTTGCCTTACCTACAAGAGTATCTGTAGAAGCAGGTAATGTTAAAGTTATATTTCCTGAATAAGCTGAGTGTGCAGCTGATTGTAATTGTGCATAGTGTGCATTTGAACTTTCACAATAAAATTTAATGTTAGATACAGAACCTCTGTTTTTAAGATCAATAACACCACCTTCAAGTAGTAATGCACCACCATCAGACATATCAAAAGTTGCAGCAGTAATATCAGAACTGTTATCGGTTCCTTTAAATATAATGTCTGTATCATTTGCTGTAGCGTCAATTGTAATGTTTCCAGATGAAGTTGATAAAGTAACTGCATCATCACCAATAGTTATGTCATCTGCTGCTGAAGATACACCAGTTTGTGCATAAGTTTTTAATCTTGATGCTGTAACTTTTCTGTTTGTTCCACCAGCACCATCGTCAATAATAAATAAGTCAGCATCTACAATTGCTGCTCCAATATCTGTTGCGCCATCAATGTCTAAGTTTGCTACTGAGAATTCACCTGTGGCAGCACCCATATATGTTTTAATTCTTGAGGCAGTTGCTTTTCTCATTGTACCGCCAGCGCCATCATCTACTAAGAATAAATCGGCATCAGCAATAGCTGCTCCAATATCTGTTGCGCCATCAAGATCAATATCAGCAACATCTACAGAACCATCAGGAAATACTGGGTTTTGACTAAATGTTACAACACCGCCCGAAGAAATTGCAATTGCATCTGTATCAGATGCTGAACCTATATTTCCACCATCAGCAATAACTAATCCTGCGCCTGAAGTAATTACAGCTCCTGAAACTATTTCATTATTAAAAGTTGCTTTACCAGCAGCTGACATATCAAAAGTTAATGCTGTAACAGTTGAGCCACCATCATTACCTTTAATTAAAAAATCTTTATCTGAAACTTTAGTTTCTAAAATTACATCACTAGATGAATTATGAATACGAGCCATTTCTGTGCCATCATCTTCATAAACAATACCACTTGCTGCTGTGCCTGCATCAAGAGTAATACCACCAGCAGATTCTAAATTAATAGAATCAACAGCTGTACCATCTGATACAATATCTAAATCACCATCAGCGTTTGAACCTACATATAATCCAGAATCTCTAAATTGTAATCTCATTGCAGCATTTAATAATAGAGCTGTATCTGCAACGTGAGTAAGTGATACGTCTGAATCTGCACCAAAATTTAATACAGCAGAGTCACTTAATAATTTAACATCATCACCAAATACAGCGTCTTTTGCTACAGATAATCCACCATCAGTTTGTAGTGATCCATCTGTTGTAGAAGTTGCTTCAGTAGTGTCATCTGTTTTTACAATACCACTAGCTGTTACTGTTGTAGCAGTTAATGCTTGTGCAGCAATCGTGCTACCTGATTGCGCTGTAAATGTATTTGCTGTAAATTGAAAATCATCAGCGCCTGCAATTTTAATATCTATTTGATCATCTGTATCTGCTGTAATACTTGTATCAGCATCAGCATCTAAAATTAATTCATTACCATCTAAATCATGATCTCCAGTAGATGCAATACCTGAATCAACTAAATTTGGATTAGTTGCATGATCAGCAGCAGCGTAAACAAGTTTTGTTCCTTTATCTGTTGCTGCAAAAGTAACTGAACTTCCTGATCCAGAAGCGTATTTAAATTGAACTGTATAAGCACCAGACGTGCCATTTTTAAGAATATACATCTGTTGAACATCTAACGGAATAGTTACAATTTGGTTTCCAGTGATTGTTCCAGTAAATTCTATAACTCTATGTCCAAGAACTGCACCTGTTGATCCGTCTGAAACAGCCAATGTTGTTGTATCAGCTGAACCCGCTATATCTTGTGTAGTATAACCACCAGAAATTTGTTCTATAATTTGTAAATTGGTATTGGTAGTTGATCCCCATGTACCGGCATTTTCGCCGGTTGTCATTAGTTCTGTACCAAGACCTGTATAACTTGATGCCATTTATTCTCCTACGCGCTTCCTACAAATACTTCAACATCACAAGAATCTGTATCTGCAGTTGCTGTTATGTCTACTAAATCATTTAATGACACTGTCAGTGCAGATCCTCCTGCATGCATAGTATCTATAACTCCACCACTATTATCACCTGGATATATAAACGAGTGGCCAGCGTCTACTTTAATAGCAAACTCTGTACTGTCTTCATCTCTAAATGTTAATGTAAGATGGTTAGTTGAATCTAAATTTGTAATTCTAATATATCTAACATCGTCTTCATCAAACTGACCTGCTAAATAACTTTTTGATAAATCTGTTGAAGAAGCTGTAGCAAAACCTAATAACCCTGTTTCAGTAGTTGAAATGGTTACTATTCTTTTAACAATTTCATTAACACTAGAAATATCTAACGATCTTTCGCTATTGTAACTATTATTGTTTAGTGTGATTTCTTCTATTACTTTTACTGTTAATGTTGCCATATTTTAATCCTTACGGTGTCTGTTGAGGAACTGGTATACGAGGTTCTCCATCCGTATAGTCATCTCTTCTTCTTCTACCTAATTGTTCTCCACCAAACTTTTGTACTTCAGTTTGATATTTTTGTTCGTATAATTGTAACATATCCATCGGGCCTTTTAAATAGCTAAATGCTTCCACCAGACATGCATATAAAAGTCCATTTCCAAAATTTAGACTTAAATAAGTTGTAGTATTTGCCGAGCTTAGTCCTAGAGGTCTAGCATTATAATGCATTTTATACATAAATGCTGAACTAGGAGTTGGTACTATTGTAACTTTTCCAGATGAAGCTGCTCCACTTCCTGTAGCTCCACCAGACATTGCATAGTATTTTGGAGTTCCAGTAGTAGTTTCTGCTGCATCATATTCTCTTAAAAAACTAATATCTCTTTTTTCTAACCAACTGTTAGCGCCAGTTGCTGCAGTTGTTGAAGTATAAACCTGTATACCTCTTACAAATAAAGTACCAGCGGGTACATTTACATTGTCTTTTGAAGCAACTAAATTACCTATAACTTCTTTTCTATCTGCATCAATTGGGACATCTCTTTGAATTCTAAGTTCTGAATTATCTATAAATTGATCTGTAATAGTACTAGATAATACAGAAGTTCCAACTTCAGTATAATTTTGTATTGCTGTTGTTAATGTTGAATAAGTAAATCCTGCCATATTAAGCTGTCAAAGTTGCCGGACCAGCCGAACAACTATTGCCTCCTCCTGATATTGATCCACTTGTAGCAGTGTTTGTATCAACAGTAAAGTGGTAGTAGTCATCTGTATTTGTAATATCTCCAGCTGAATCTCGCTTACCAACTGTAATTGAGTAACCAGCAGATTTTGCTACATTAGACCCAGATATTCCATCAAAATCAGATGGGTTTTGATAAGCATCTGAATCAGACGTTGTATATATTGGACCTCTAAATCTTACAGTGTCACTTGTTGATCTACCATGAGATTTTTCATAAACATTTATAATTCCTGAACTAGCTGCAATAGTTTCAAAAGGATTAGGACCTAACATTCTAGAAACTTCATTTTCAGTTCTAGCAGGTCTTGCATCTTTTAAACCTTGTGCATCTCCACCTCTATGTCTTAATTCTAATTGTGGTTGCTTTTCTTCATACTCAGAAACATGAACTAAAGAACCATTCCATTCCTTAATCATTTCATTATATGGAAATTCCATTCCACTTCTGTCTGATATTGCTTTAGCGTATTTTCCTTTTCCAAATGGCATTATGTTCCTGGGTAATAAGTTTTAGGAGTTATGTAAGTGCTTGAAGAAGAACCATCTTCTGACAATGCTCTTGCTAACTCATCTTCGTATAATAATTTCATTTCTTGTACTCTTTGTGGTGCAAATTTTTGAGCTAAATAAAAAGCTAATCCTGAACACATACAAGGTACAAATCTATAAGGAACATCAGATGCATCAGTATATGTTGCATCTA